CGGCGCTTAAAAGACAAAAGAAGTTTCCAACTTCCAAGTCTCCGTCACGTGGGATTACCACGATCAGGATTGCGGTTCTTGGGAACAATACCCAAATAAAAAAGAACTCCATACAACAACGTAGGCTCTACGAAGAGTCTAAACGCCTAGTTGTCGCAATAGATTCGGTAATCCGAACACAAGGGTGAGCCAGCGACTCAGTGGGTTATCTCTGATAAAAAGTCCGAGGACCCCTTATCAAGAGAGCATGTAAACCCGAGCTAATTTACTTTTCCATCCTCCTCTTAAGACGTACGGATCAGATGCCCCATTACTAATATTACGAAAGTCACGAACAACCCAATCAACACAGTTGAGAAGTGTATGTTCGTCTGACTCTTCGGTAAGGTAATGTGGCACTGCCATATGGTCTCTTAATTTGATATCGATTAGCCTTAAACTAGGCTTCTCATAAATATCATAAAGAGGAAATAGTCGATCACCAATAGGTAAGATTTCGTCGTCCCTTAACGGGACCTTGACGAAAGTATTAAAATACTTGCCTGGGCGATCTCCTAAAACTTTACGAGCTCTCCGAGAACGTAAAGGGAAACGTTTGAGAAACAACTCCTGATCAACATCGTCAGTAATTATGTGACCATCGCCGTAACCATCAGGTCCAAAATGGACTAAATGTAGCGGAATCGCACTAATCATTGACAACCTAAGGTCGTAGAATAAATTAAAATTACGAAGATCGTAATTCAATAAACCTACTACCCGAGACCAGGACCATCTCTCTTTCTTGTAAAATGGCCGGATATTTTGACCTTTATAATAGTCATGACCGCAGCTTTCGCGAAACGGACCAGAGGAAAACGATTTATCAACATTTTGTTGAAAACCCATCGTCCTTAAGGTTTTGCTCAGTAACGTAACACATTCAACAGGAACAATTATATCATCCCCATAAACTGAAACTTTACTAATATCTGCTTGTAACCGTTCGGCAACCACAAGGGCTGTCGCGTAGAATAACAGAGATTCGAGTTCGAACGTAAATCCGTTTCCCATTGAGGAAAACATCTCTAGTTCGTAAACTTTGTCTTTATATTCGTACGACCCACATCTTAGACTGAGCAATAAATTGACCCAGTCTTCGTTTAAGTATGTGAGCAAATGGTATACAACCAACAAACACATGCTATTACTAGCTTCTTTCTCGTCTAAGGTTGCTACATCGTCATTAATTGACCCGGATAAGGCCAACATCTGATTTATAGATTGGTCGTAAAGGTTACAACCAAACCGAAGTAGACGCTCCTTCATCTCACGACCTACGCCTTTTTGAGCATAGGTACATAGATTAGGTTCGATTAGAATAGAACGTTTAGTGAAAGCATTTTTGTCAACAAAGGACAACCGTCCCGGAATGATGTCGATATCCACAATATTACCGTGAATATCTAGCAACCATTCGGGCGAATCTTGTGCCAACTCTAAGAGTATAGGCACCATGTCCTTCGAACACGCTGGACGCGCCTGTAACTTATAGCGCGCCCCAGTTTTTTGTTTTACATTGGCATTTGAACCAGGACCGAACGCAAATTTAAGATCACTTAACGCGGGACAGTCACCCAATATTTCAGAGATTTTCCGAGCGATATGTAAAAAAATACCATCGTCGCAGGTGAATAATTCACCTGTCTGAAACATTGTTGACCATCTTTTGTTGGTAATCCGATTCTGCAATTCGTTTTTCGCAAAACTATTCCATCCTGCACGCTCTGTGTCACAAAGACTCAGATCACTATCTTTGTTATAAAATGAAAGACATTGTCTAGCATATCGTAACTCGGTAATGGTAAAAGCAACAGGAATGTTGTAATCAATGCGAAAAGCGCAAAGAGCTTCAAATTGGTCGTGAAAAACAAGATTTTGTAAATCTTGTGCCCAGCAACCAGCTCTACTTGCGCAGAAAAAGGCAAGACCTTTTGTATAACTTTGGGACTCATCTTTTCTCCATAAATCAAAAAACTTCTTTTTAAGTACAGTACTCATAAACCTCTCCTTTACATAGGTACAGGTAGTTAAGTGTCGAGATTAACTCGGCATTAACCCCAGAATAACAGCGTCACCAAATTGAGCAGTCGTTTCGGTATTTACCTGACGAACATACTTCATAATATCGGTGCGTTGCTGGGTTGAGGCTCGTGAAGGTATCGTATAGTCCGTTACAGCTTGTAACGTATATGCTAACCTCGGAGCAGCTGTATAACCAGAAGAATTGGATCCGGTAACTACTTCTAGTGCCGGGACGATTAGCTTTAACCGAAATCTCTCCAATCCTGAGTTACTTTTGACTTTTATGCGTGACATCTGAAGGACGATAGCTGCAAGCACACTTGATGCTGCAGATTCTCGCCATATACAGGTCTCGCCATTATTAGACATAGGACTCAAGGTGTGAAGAACGGGTGTTGCTAGTGCGTCATAAATTGTTACGTTGCCAAAAGCGGCCATAACATAAACTCCATAAATGGTTAAATGAAAAAGTTCCAGGTCTATTACTTAATGACCTAAAACTTTAGTGAGTTTCTGAATCTACTAGCCTTAGCGGTCAACAACGCGACAGCATTCAACATATGAGTTGGACTTAATACTTTGTCTATACTCTTGAGTACTGGAGCGGGTACATCCCCTAATGTGCTAATATTTGAAAAATACCGTTTATATGTGACGTTATCGTGCGTACCAGATCCTGTTAACGATTGAACGTTATCAGAATTTGGACCCAAATATCTCACAGAACAAACAGATTTTTCAGACCTCAATATAGTCTGAGGACCGAAGGTGCGATAGAGATCGACAGCCTTTAGATAGTCACTGACGGGCAATGCCCAATCAACGACAAAACTATTTGGCGTGACTTCCCATAAAGCGCTTAACGGGTCAGTAAGGTGAAACTGATCAAACACGTTTGTTGGAGCGACGTATTTAACCTTCAACTTTACATGATAAATAGTATTTCTGCTATAACTAGCATACGTACCATGAATCACTTCTGTTGATCGTTTCACTTTGGAAACACGTATAGTCGTGATAAAGGGTCTATTTATGGTTTGAGCGAGAGAAGACATAGAGGAGTGAACGTCGCTTATAAGCGGCTTCCATCCATACTGTAACTCAAGAATTGCATTGGAAACTTCCGATGCACTGAAACCATTAACCTTTCTATTACGACCTATCCTATTTCTAAGAACATGACCAGTCGACAATTTGACTCCATTAAACGCACGGCCAGCTTGATACAAGTTGCCGTCGCGAATGTAATGTAACATTTTGGCGATCCGAGTCGCAGTATCTGAAAATAACGCAGTAGTTTGTCGTCCTTCGACGAGAAAGTTACCCAAGTTAAAATCAGAACCGCGAATCTTAGTAGCCACTTTTCCAAGCAGCACGAGATCATCATTGCTATCCCATAAGGACGTACCAGAAATTACTCCTGGCATACCTAAAGATAACATGGATCCGTGTCGCTGAATTAGTGGACTATTTTTGAGAACGTAATCGGCTTCGCCGATGACGAACTCATCTAAGGTCATGTCGTATGGATTTTCCACTAACACCGGTGAATCAGCAGGTGTATCACTTCCAGCCCACTGCTTCCTGAAATACGGTCCTGCCAGCACTGTGCCGACAGGGTTCCCGTTAACAGTTATAGCGGTCTGATATGTGTCATCCTGTAAAATTAAACCGGTGGTCATTTTGAGGAGGGAACATGTTTAACATATTCCTGATTTTCAGAAACACGAACAGAATCCTCGAAGGAAACCAAACCATGCGTTAATAACCACAAAACAATGTGGTAATTAATAATACACTCAATTTCACGAAGCTTATCGATAGAAAGCTGCTCCAACTGGTCATCCAAATA